CTAAAGGAGACAGGACACGAGGGTTGGGACGTTGTAGAGTTTCCGGCAATCTTAAATGAGAGAGCCGCTACCATGCTAGAGTTAAAAGAGGGAGACCCACTGTGGGAGGAGTCGTACCCACTAAAGAGATTAGAAGAAATTAAGAAGACGATTGGCACACGGGAGTGGTCATCTCTATACTCACAGAAACCATCCGTTGAGGAGGGTAACATCATCAAGAGGTGGTGGTGGAAGCCGTGGACGAGAGAGCACCCACCAGAGATGGATTACATCTTACAGTCGTGGGATACAGCCTACACAGTAACCGAGACATCGGATTACTCTGCGTGCACAACGTGGGGTGTCTTCAGTGGCGAGGGCGGATACAATCTCTATTTGATTCATTCATTTCGAGAGAAGTTAACCTTCCCCGAATTAAAAAATCAAGCGGTTCACTTATACAATGAACTACAGCCAGACTTAGTATTAGTTGAGGCGAAGGCGAGTGGTTGGTCACTCGTACAGGAATTAATGAGAACGGGTATACCGATTACGCCATTCAATCCGAAGAAGATGGATAAACTGGCAAGAGTACACTCGGTCGCCCCTCTATTCGAGGGGGGGAGAGTGTGGTTCCCCGACACGGATGAGTCAGCAGACGTTATGAACCAGTTCGCTATGTTTCCTAATGCGAAGCACGATGACTTAGTGGATTCAACAACGCAGGCTCTACTGAGATTGCGTAAGGGGTGGATGGTTAGTCACCCGCAGGATGCACCATACGAGGAGCCCACAGGGCCGAAAGGAAGTTACTGGTAATGGAATCATTAGAGGATAGAGTTAAGAGACACGAAGGTTTTCGTAATACCGTTTACAAGGATACCCTAAATAAGAGAACCGTTGGCTACGGCCATTTATGCGTGGAGGATTTCTGGGAGGACGGAAAGGAATACTCGGAGGAGTATCTAACAGATATATTTAAAAAGGATTTGAAGAGTGCACAAGATTCAGCAAGTAGACTATGTACTGAATTTGATTGCTCTGATATAAAAGAAGAAGCAAAAGAAATAATAACAGAAATGGTATTTCAGCTTGGGGCTACGGGAGTTAGTAAGTTCAAGAATATGTGGAAAAATTTATCACAAAGTAAATATGATGTTGCTTCTATTGAGATGCTCGACTCACGTTGGGCGAAACAAACCAAGAACAGAGCAGAAGAGCTCGCAAACGAAATGAAAAAATTAGGAGTATAATATGGGTGCAATAAGATTAGGTTGGGAAGTAATAAAAAAATTACCTTTAGCGGCGGGGCTAGATTATGCCTTTAAGTATGGGAAACAAGAAGGAAAAAATCCCGATAAGGCTAAATTAACGAATGCTTTCGAAGGTTTAAAAAACACATTTCCTAAAAAAGCCTATGATAAACTTATGAGTGCTTTCAAAGCAGGACAAGGTTCAACATCAAAAGCAGAAGGTGGCATGATGAATGCTCGTAAAAAAGGCATGGGTTTAGAAATGGCTGAGGGTGGCATTGCATTAAAATTAGTACCATCAGATAAAAAAGGATTAAAAAAATTACCTAAAAAGGTTAGAAATAAAATGGGATTTATGAAAAAAGGTGGTGCAGTTAAGAAGCGTGCTAAATCATCTTCTAAAAAATCTAGAGGAACGGGTGCGGCTATTAGAGGGACTAAGTTTAAAGGCGTATTTTAAATGAGTAAACTTGCATTAATATCAAAAATAATTTCATCAGCACCATCAATTGCTAAAGGTATTGCAAATGCCATATCAAAAGTAGGTAAAGAAGTATTTAACAAAAATGCAAAAAATATACCTTCTGTTGTTCGTCATAATAGATTGAAAAAAAGTTTTAAAGCAGGAGATAAACAACAAGCTAAAACTGCCGCTAACACTAAAGCAGGTGAAAAAGTTACAGGTACAGCAAAAGGGCGTCCAAGATTAAAAAAAGAGGATTATGTTGCCGGGCCTTATACTAAAAAAATCAAACCACGAATACCAAACAGGTCAACAACACTTGGTAAAGCAGGTTATAATTATCAATATCTAAGTAATGGTGGCTCAGTCAATTCAAGAGCTATTGCAAAAAAATATTTTAAAGGAACATTTTAAATGGCAGTTACTCCTTTTGGGTCTGTAGACCCACTTTTAGAAACAGAAGTTACAATCATTGCAGAAGGCGAGCCAGTGGAGGAAACTGTAGAAGTTTCTGATAACCTTGCCGAAGACATGAGTGATGAGGAGTTGAATGAAATTTCTAGTGAGTTACTAGATGCCTTCGAGGCTGACGTAAGTAGCAGAAAAGATTACGAAGAAACAATTAAGAAGGGTATGGATTTACTTGGTCTTAAAATAGAAGATGCAACTAAACCTTTCCCCGGTGCTTGTTCAGCACATCATCCTATGATGATTGAGGGTGCAGTACAATTTCAATCACAGGCAATAAAAGAATTGTTTCCTGCTGATGGCCCAGTTAAAACTAAAATTATTGGTAATAAAACGGATGAAGTTGTTCAACAGGCAAGCAGAGTAAAAGAGTTTCTTAACTATCAGATTACAGAGTCAATGGAGGAATACTTCGATGACTTCGACCAGATGCTTTTCTATCTTCCTATCGTTGGTAGTTGCTTTAAAAAAGTATACTACGATGAGGCACTACAGAGACCTGTCGCAAAATTTATTCCTATTACTGATTTTGTTATATCTTACAATACAACAGACCTAAGAACGTCTGGCAGATACACACACATACTACGATACACAGAAAACGAATTGCGTAAGAGAATGGCAAATGGTTTTTACATGGATGTGGATATGGAGATGAACCCCGAAGAGGATGACTCCAATGATATTACACATAAGATACAAGAGATAGAGGGTATTACACCATCAAAAAGTTATCAAAAAGATGGAAGATTTACTATTCTGGAGATGCACGTTGACATAGATATTCCGGGTCAAGAAAAAGATTTTGCTTGTCCTCACATTGTCAGCATATGTAAAGAAACAAAACAAATTTTATCTATTCGTCAAAACTATTTAGATGACGATGAAAATTTTAAAAGAATACAACACTTTGTACACTATAAGTTTTTACCGGGATTTGGATTTTATGGTTTAGGCTATGTCCACCTACTTGGTAACTTACAGAAATCCGTAACAACCATTCTTCGCTCCTTGGTTGATGCAGGGCAGTTCTCCAACTTACCGGGTGGCTTTAAGGCTAGAGGCATGAGGGTAGAAGGAGAACAACCTGTTGGTTTTGGTGAGTTTAGAGATGTTGAGGGATACGGCGATGACATAAGAAAGTCTATCGTACCTCTACCATTCAAAGAACCATCACAAACACTCTTTGCTCTTCTTGGGTCTATGACACAAGAGGGAAGAAGACTAGCGGCTATAACTGATATGCAAGCCGGTGACATGAATTCAAATGCACCCGTAGGCACAACCATTGCTCTACTAGAGCAGGGTATCAAGGTTATGTCCTCTATTCACAAGAGACTACACAAAGCACAGAGAGAAGAATTTAAAATACTAGCAAGAATTAATAAAGATTATCTACCAGACTACTATCCGTACAGCGTAGAGAATGATTCTCGATATATTTTTAAAAAAGATTTTGATGCAAAAATAGATATTGTTCCGGTTTCCGACCCGAACATATTTTCTACAGCACAGAGGGTTCTACTTGCACAGACACAACTGCAAGCGGCGGCGGCGGCTCCACAAATTCATGACATGAAGGAAGCCTACAGGAGATTGTACGAGGCACTCGATGTTAAGAATATTGATGATATGCTTCTACCAGAGGCAGGAGCAAAACGAAAAGACCCCGCAACAGAAAATTATGCAATGATGTATGGTAGACCAGTTAAGGCTTTCGCATCGCAAGACCACGATGCACACATGGCTGTACACACGTCAATGATGCAAGACCCAACAATGACACCACAATCTCAGCAGGTTGCAATGGCACTAGCGGGTAACATAACGGCACACGTTCAAGAGCACATGGCTCACAAATACAGAGCAATGATTATGGCTCAGACTGGTGCACAGTTACCACCGGCTCCAGAGTACGATAGAGCAAATCCGGGCAAAGACGAAGACTACGAAGAAATTCCAATAGAAACAGAAAATCAAATTGCTAAGATGCAGGCACAGGCAGGAATGCAGATGTCTCAAGCGGCTCAGCAACAGCAACAGCAAGCTCAACAGCAACAGCAGATGCAAGACCCAAGAGTTCAAATTGCAATGAAAGACCTTCAGATTAAAGAACAAGAGGCACAAAGAAAAGCAATGGATACTCAGCAGAGGGCTCAAGATAGAGGTCGTGAGTTAGACATGAAAGAACAAAATCAAGCGGCTGACGCACAAATAGATATAGCTAAACTAGAGTTAGATAGAGCAAAAGCAGAGTCTGATATAGCACTAGACCAACAGAGAATTGAGTCGAACGAGAAGAGGGATGCACTTCGCTCCAGAGCAAATAAATCTCTAGCAAGAGAGAAAACAATGAGTGAGATTGCAAAGCAACAAATGAATAGAGGTATCGAATGATAAATAATCCAATGAGAAACAATCCAATGTTTCCCAATCAACCACCAGTTACACAAAATCCTCAGAGGGCAATTACACCCAATCCGAGTGGATTATCAACTCTACAGCAGTATGTTAATCCAAGAGTTAACCCTATGCCAAATACAGGTATGCCTGTAACTAAAAAAAAACCAAATGCCTTTGATAAGTTACCAAGTGAAATAAAAGAAAAGATTGCAGAGTTAGAAAAAAAAGCAAAAAAAAGAAAAAAGAAATTATCTCCAAAATTTGAAAAAGAAATGTTAAATATGGAATCGGGTGGAGATACACAAATTGAAATGATTAAACAATTATTAATTGATAAACCAAAAAGAACAGCATATGGTTTAGCATCATTAGGTGATATTGGTTTAGATATTTTAAATACAGTATTACAATTACCCGGATTTAAAAAAGGTGGACACGCAAAAAAACAACGAAAAAGAAAACCATACAAATCAAGTGGATTTGTAAGAATGAAAAAATCAAAGAAAAAAAAATATATATAGGAGTATAAGATGGTAGCAAAAACCGCAATAAAAGTAGGAAAAGACTTAGGAATATTTCAAAAAATTTATAAACAATTTTTAAAATTTTTACCCCCTAAAGAAGCAAAAGAAGCCGCAAAAAAAGCCGCTAAAGAAGCAAAAGATAAAATTATAAATAAAAAAGTAGCAGACTCAGCTAAAGTTATTAAAAAAACTACAAAGTATGCTAAAATTGGAGCACCACTTGCAGTTGGAGCAGATGTAGGAACATACTCAGTAACTGGTGAATCCCCTGTACTTGGCCCTATTGTAAAAAAAGTTACAGGATTTAAAAGAGGCGGTGCCGTTAAAAAAAGAGCTAAGTCTTCATCTAAAAAATCTAGGGGTACAGGAGCGGCAATTAGAGGAACTAAATTCAAGGGTGTATTTTAGTGGCTGTTAAAATAAAACCTAAACCAACTAATCCCGATACACTAGCTAGAATTCAGAGTGCCAATAGAATTAATATTATGGAGCGTGGACAAGAACTCGTAGCACAAGGTAAGGTTACTCAAAAACAATTAGATGAATCTTTAAGAATTTTTGATAAAACAAAATCTATGGAAACAGTTAATCAATACATGAAAAATCAAAAAAAATCTGTAATTGATAAGGATGCTTCAATTATAAAAGCAGAAAAAGCAAGACGTGCTTTATATAAAAATAAAGCTAAACCCATGGGTAAGAGAAGTGGCGGAATGATGAACTCCAGAGCCATTGCTAAGAAATACTTTAAAGGTGGAATGGCATAGGTGGAGATAACTACATTTATTAAATATGTTTCAACA